TTTATTTGTCTGCACGCTTGTTTTAACTTGCAAGGAAAAGTTACTCCATCTAACGGAGGTTTACTTGATTGTTAGTCAAGCCAAAGTTTGTTACGAGTCTTTGTCACTCGGAGTTAAATAAAATAACACACAACATATAGACATGCAAGAGTAACCCTTGTTTTAACGAGACTTTTGTTTTAGATTATGGTTTACTAGATTTTCCCCACAAATAAGTTATTTAAGGGAGTTCAAAATGTTGTGGCAAGAAATTTATTCCAAACTACATATAGTGGTTGATGGTAAACCTTTATGTAATCTTAAAGATTATGGAATGAATGGATTCTATTGTGAGAGTTGTATGGGATTCTATGTTGACCTTGGATTACAATTCAAAGCATTATGTCGAAGAAAACAGGCGCAACAGGTGAAACCAGAGCAAAAATCTTTGAGCGAGCCTATTTCGAATGCGAATATTGTGGCTCAAACAATTTCAGTTTTGGAATCTCCATCCACCATCGTAAACCTAGGGGCATGGGTGGAACAAAAAAGAAAGAAATCAACGACCCAACAAACTTGCTCTTGTTGTGTGGTTCAGGAACAACAGGATGCCACGGATGGATTGAATCACACAGAGAAGAAGCCTACGCAAGAGGTCTTCTAGTTTTACAAGCACATGACCCTGAGTTCATTCCAGTTATTGACAAGTATGAAAACTCTTGGAAGTTAAATAAAGATTTCACAAAAGAAAGACATTATTTTCCAAAAACCTCAATTTGAGTATCTACTCAACCCCATGTTAGTGTAGGATATGAAAATGTATTCGCTCGAATATAAAAAGCGACCTTGGACAACGAATTATGAGCGTTCCAAGAATCGGTGGGTTCGAGCAGAATTAACAAAAGAATGGCGTTTAGCGTTTTGTTTGTTAGCAAAGCAAGCAAAAATACCAAAACTAAATGCTATTGACATTGATGTTCGGGTATTTCAAAAGGGAGGAAGACTGCAAGATGTCGCATCTTGTAATCCAGCAGTCAAGGCTGCAATCGATGGTCTTGTCGATGCTGGAGTTATTGAAGATGATTCCCCAGAATATTTACGAAGCATCAAATTTTTTGCACCACAGCGAGGAAAAGATTCTTTGCTTATCAATTTCAGGGAGGTTATAGGTTGATTGACAATTTTTGGGTGGTTGCTTCACAAATCATTGTGATGAGTTTTGTACTTATGTTTTCTATAAGTTTCATACTTGCACCATTTTTTATTCTTTTAAGTAACTATAAAGAAAAAAGAGAAAAAGCAACACTTGTTGCTATGACAATGATTCATCAGTTACAAAACAGCGATACACCATACACGCTGGAAGATTTTATGAAAGATAGTAAAAAGAAATGACAACGATATCAAGATGGGAGATGAGTGTGACAGAACGAGAAGGAAAAGACCTTGAAGAAGTTCAAATGATGACAGTCATGATTAAAGAACATCAAAGACAAATCAAGGAGTTAGGCAAGAGAAGAAAATTAACAATTCTTCGTTTGCGTAAAAATAATGTGACTTATCGTGAAATCGCTGAAACGATGGGTGTAACTGAACAGAATGTTTACAAGATTTTGCGAGGCAATTCAACTCGAGAGCAACAATACGATTCAGAAGGTAATGTTGTTAGAAAAATAGGTAGACGACCAAAGGTGAAGAAAATACAATGAGTGTGAATCATTTACATCTAGTTATTCTTGGTGAAGTTTATGTACCACCAACAAATCCAGAAGTAGTAAAAAAGTGGATGAGTTCATTGGTGGAAAAGATAGGTATGAAAAAACTTATTGAACCTCAAGCAGTTTATGTTGAAGCAGTTGGAAACAGGGGCATGACATCTTGTGTGCTTATTGAAACCTCACATATTGCTTGGCATGTTTGGGATGAAGAACAACCGGGCATGTTGCAGTTCGATTTATACACTTGTGGTGAGTTGGATTCAGATTTGGTTTACAAAGAGGTTGCAAACTTTTTTGGTTTAGGTTCATACACTTTGCGAGTATTTGACAGGTCACAAGGTGATTTGGACAGAATCAAGTAATGGCTAAGAAACCAAGTTCAAGTGGTCGTAATACTGATAGACCTAATGGTAAATCATTCAAAAAGAATCCAAGGAAACCAAGGAAAACAGGTAGAACCATAAACGGATACAAACCTGAAAAAATTGAGGCTAGAAGAATTAAAAGGGAGAACATAGTTGGAAGCGAAGATTAAAGTTGGTAACACTCAACAAGTTCGTTTAACCGAGTTAATTCCGTATCCTCAGAATCCTAGACGAGGCGATATTAAAGCCATCGCTGATTCTTTGGCATATCATGGACAGTTCAAACCTATTGTGGTGAATAAGAAAAACAATCACATCTTGGCAGGTAATCATACTTACAAGGCAGCCAAGCGTTTAGGTTGGAAACAAATCTCAGTTGTTTATGTTGATGCTGACCCTGAAGAAGCAAGACGAATCATGCTCGCAGATAACAGACTAAATGACCTTGCACACTACAACGAACCAATGCTCCAACAAATCCTAGAAACCTACAAGGGAAACTTTGAAGGCACAGGATTCAACGAAGGTGACTTGAAGGCTTTAGAAAAAATTATTGACAAAGATGCTGAACCTATGGATTCAAGTAAACAAGATGATTTAACGAAACTTCAAGACGACCCTGAAGTCAAAGTATCTGCATGGAGATTCACAATCAACAAAACAGAATATGATGCTTGGAAAGAACAACTTGTGTGGGAAGCAGAGAATTCTAAACCTAAAGCAATCAAAATATTGCGAGCAAGACTTGGGCTACCACAACCTGAAACAAAGAGACAAGAACAGCCAACGAATCCAGCGACAGAGAACAATGCACCACAATGTGAAACAGTTCAAATTAACAATCTAATACCTTATCCAGCGAATCCTAGAGAAGGCGACATTGGTGCAATAGTTGAATCACTTGAAGCACATGGACAATACAGACCTATTGTTGCTAATAAACAAACAGGACACATTTTGGCAGGCAATCACACCTATCAGGCAGCAAAACAACTTGGCTGGTTCGAAATCGCTGTCACTTGGGTAGATGTTGACCCTGACCAAGAATTAAAAATAGTTCTAGTTGACAACAGAACATCAGACCTAGCAACCTACGATGAACAAGAGTTGAAGAATCATCTAATCTACATTTCAGGTAAAAAAGGAACAGGATTCAACGCAGAAGACATCTCCGACATACTTTCAGGAGGTTCAAGTAAACCATCCAATCAAGCAATCGGAAGAACAGGTGTCAAAGTTGGCGAATACAAATTCAAACAAACAAGTGAAGAGTTAAACATTTGGGCTAACAAAATAAACAAATGGCAAGATGTTGCAGATTTACTCAAGATGCCAACAGAAGCATGCGAAGAGTACACAACAGGGGTATAATTATATATTATGTCTGGAAGACCAACGAAACTATCAAAAGAAATCTCTGATGCAATCGTAGAAAACCTACGACTCGGAAACTACATTGAACACGCATCAGCAGCAGTCGGAATAAACAAATCAACACTATACGCATGGCTAGAGCGTGGTCGTAAAGAACAAGAAAAAATTGATGCAGGAATCGAACCAAACCCTGACGAAACCATCTTTATGGAATTTTCCAACGCAGTAGAAAAAGCCAAAGCAGAAGCAGTTTCACGAAATGTTGCTATCATCCAAAAGTCTGCACATCACGGAACTTGGCAAGCAGCAGCATGGTGGCTAGAAAGAACACAACAACAAGTTTTTGGTCGTAAACAACAATTGGAACACACAGGGGCTGAAGGTCAACCAATCAAGTTGGAAGTATCTACACAAGAAATTGAAGACAAGGTAGCAAAGATTATCAACGCACGAAAAGGTGAATAGTCGTGCAAACTCGTATCGTTGACGAAATAATTAAACTTCAGCCACAGGAACGCATGGCTTTGATGGCTGAGTTGAATGACCAAGAACGCTTCGTCATCAACCAGATGCTAGAGGCTGAATTAACGAATAAATGGGCAAAATTTGAGCATGACCCAGTAGGGTTCGTACAAGATGGTCTAGGCGAGTCTTTGTGGTCTAAACAGGTACAAATTTTGGAATCTGTTAGAGATAACAAAAGAACCGTTGTTCCAGCATGTCACGCCCCGGGTAAGTCCCATTTGGCAGCCAGAGCCGTTGCTTGGTGGATTAGTGTTCACCCTCCGGGAACAGCGATAGCAGTAACAACAGCGACCACACATCGTCAGGTTAGAAATATTTTGTGGAAGAACATTCGACAACTTGCTGCGCAGAATGATTTACCGGGTGATGTTTTAACGGTTCAATGGAAAATAAATAACATCGTTGTTGGTTATGGTTTCAGTCCAGCAGCACATGATGAGACAGCCGTTCAAGGTATCCACGCACCTAATCTTCTAGTTGTAGTTGATGAAGCAGGTGGTATTAGTGACACGATAGGTCGCGCACTTGAATCACTCATGACAGGTGGACACACTCGTCTTCTTGTTTTAGGTAACCCTCCAACAGATTTAGAAGACACATGGTTCGAAAGAATCTGCTCATCACCTTTATACAATGTTATTCCTATATCAGCATTTGATACACCAAACTTTACTGGCGAGAAAACACAAACATGTCATTCTTGCCCATCACATATTGAAACACATGATGTTGCATCACATCTTGTTGATAAGACTTGGGTTGATGATGTTATTTCAGAATTTGGTGACGATTCACCATTTATCGAAGCAAGAGTTCACGCAAGATTCCCAAGAAGTAGTGTCGGTAAAGTTATTCCATTCACTTGGGCTGAGATGGCTACACAAAACGATGAACCATTAAATTCTGAAGATATTAAACTAGGTGTCGATATCGCTTCAGATGGTGGAGACGAATTCGTTATCGCAAAAGCAGATGGTTTCAAATGTTCAATCGTGCATCGCTCATCAGGTAAACAGAACGCTAACGCTGTCGATGTTGCACAAGTAATTTTACAAGAAATAGATAAAGCACAAGCAGAACATGAGAAGCGTGGAAACACAAACAAAGTACGAGTAAAAATAGATACGATTGGTGTTGGTTGGGGTGTTGTATCACTATTACAAAAATGGGAACAAGAAGGAAAACATAAAGGAAAAATCGT